TAGCTCCCGCACATCATCATCGACTCCAAACGTTGGAGGCTCGGCAAAGACTAAGCCTGCAAGCTCTTGACATAACATTTTACCGCCATTCATTAAAAATCGGTAGTTTGTTTTCTTGCCACTTAAGCCTTGCGTTGTGTATGTTTTCCACTTCGGCTCGCCTGTGTAAATATCTCTCCAATAGTTTATTAAATTATCGCCCTCTACAATTTTCCTTGGTAGCTTTTTACCAAACAGTTTTAGCCAAATACTCATTTATTCGCCTCCTCGTTTATAGACCTGTGCCATTGCGTACCTTACACAATCGATATGGTGGTCTTTCTGTCCCTCAGGATACGTGCTTATTATATCACCGTCTTTGTTTACTTCATAGTGATAGCCGTAAAACTCCTCCCATGTTCTCGGACATAGCTCTTTGTTTATATGTATTGCTGTCAAACTCTGTAGCCACTTGAAAGAATACTCCCTATACTTTTTCGGCTTGTTCATTCTCCACCCATAGTTTATATAATCGCTTATACTCTTTGGCTCTGCTATGTCTGCACTTAATAAAACATTTAACTCGCTCGGGTGCTTCGGTTTCTCGTGATTGTAAAACTCCCATGTCCTGCTTGTGATATGCTCAAACAAAAGCTCGCTTGTTGCATCGTTCCCTTTTTTATAAGCGTGTAGCTCATCAAAGATAAAAAGCTCCCTTGTACTCGGCTTATATGCCATGCCGACATAAGCCCATGGATCTGGATAATATCCCCAGTCCACTCCGTGAAAGTAGTAGTCAAAACCGCTTCCGTCGCCGTCCCACTCTTTCAGGTTTTCAAATACGTCCAAGCCAGTGCCTGTCGTTTCGCCCATGTACTCGTTCAAGTACAGTCGTTCATTGGTCTTTTTAAGCCACTCCGCATCCTCGATAAACTTTTCGCCAAGCCACGACTTGCGTATATCTTTATAGTTCGTTTTAAGTATAAGCCGTTTCGGTTTGTTTATCAATACTTCTTTATTGCACCAGTTGTCCCTGTTTGTTGGTGGATTGAATGAATAAAATATCCAAAACTTATGTCCACCTCGTCCGACCGATTGCGTGATACTTCGCACCTCGGCAGGTGTAAACTCTGTCAACTCTTCAAACCATAGTATGCCGATATAACCTGTCTTTGTTTTAATCGATTTTATATTCCGATGGTCTTTTACTCCTTTAAATAAAATCCTTTGCCCTTGTGTTTCAATTCTCATGGGTGATACTGTCGCCTTGTAGTTAAGCTCTAGCATATCACAAGCCCACTGCATCTGGTCAAATACTGAGTCCCTTAGCGTGTTGTCTTTTTTCCTTAAACATAAAGCGTGTACATCTGGATTGGTCAAAAGTAGGTAAACAATCATCAAAGATATTACTGACGATTTGGCAGATCCCCTCCCGCCGTAAAACATAAACTCTTTGTAATTCCCTTTTTCTAACTCCCGAAAAGCGTTATTATAAACTGGTGAAAATAAATCGTTGCTATTCATCTTCTCCTAGCTCATCGATTAACTTTATCTCTATGCGTCGTGGTGTTTCGTTTATCACCTCGACCTCGTGCCTATCTTGCCACTTGAACCTCGCTTTCATGTTGAATATCCACATTGATGAATTTATCGGCTGTTCAAGTTCACCTAGCATTCCTGCCTGTCCTGTTTTTGCCCACCAACTCTCCGCTAGTTCCTTTCCCTTTTTATAGGTGTCGGAAAATTCTGGTTTTTCTTTTACCCATTGGTAAAAAGTATCTCTGTGTATATCTAGTTCAGCACAAACTTCTGCTACTATTGCACCGCCCTTAAACAAGTCTAGCATAGTTTCGCACATCTCTTTTCTGTATTTTGTAGGTCTGCCGATTTTAGCCATTAAACACCTCCGATTGGTTTTTTTAATGCACCTTGAAACTCTTTAATCTTATCTAGTGGTAGCTCTTCTGTTCCTGTACACTTTATTTTTATCAAGCCTTCCTCCGTTTTGTTTGCTAGGGACACCGCTGTCCTTTTTGAAACTGTCTGTTCTCCTAAAAAGACTTGCCCGCAGTTCTTATGGGATGCAAGGCAAGTTCAGTGTCTGTATTATAGCATAGTGTCTACTTTTTCACAAGCTGTTTTATGCCCCTTTATCTCACCCGTGGCAAATAAATAATCGTCGGTACATTCACCTCTTTCCCTGTTGCCACTAAATAAAACAATATGCCAATACATATAATACCGACTAAAACTAAGACAACAAAAAAGACATTCATGTCGTCATCTATCCACCACAAAAAAGCGTCTATCTTATCTTTTATCCACTTAATCATTTTGTTTCCCTTCCTCCGCATACCAAGCATCTAATAAATCTTGTATCCGCTCCCGTCTTAAACAATCAACAAAAACCGTCGTGCCTTCTTTGTACTCATACGGTGCTATCGACTCTGGGATACTACTCAAAGCGTTTGTCAAATATGCCTCTGACGTGTTTCTATTCCCGTTGTACACTTTCAACCAGTCTTTGCCTGATACCCGACCGTGCTTTAGCATTTCTAAAAGCAAAACGGTTCTCTTTGCACCCTTTTTTATTTTATTGTATCCAAGGGCGTACTCCACAGGCTCAGCCCTTCTTCGTTCTCTGTATCCTTTACTGCTTGCCCTCTCGCCTTTTACACAAATCACTTCAAGTCCTCCTTCTCTCTAAAAAACTTACACGGCTTCGTTGCTTGCCTTCCTGTTCTCAAACAAATAATTCTCCACGCTTTGTGTGGCTTGCTAAAAAAACATTTTTTACACTCTTTCATTCCATCTCCTCTGTATATATCTGATAGTCAATACAGTCCTCACAAATAACATCACCATTTTCTAGCACAAAACATTCGTCTGTTTGATTATTTAACACTCGACCGCATTCACAACACCTTATAATTATTTCCATATTTACTCCTTTACTTAACCTGCTTTAGTCAGGTTGAAGCAGTTGTTAGGCGCAAACGATCAGCCTCTTTTCTTCGGGGATAAGATTGATAATCTCTTCCAAAGTAGGTGCTTGTTTGCCGTTAAACAGTTCGTCTTTTAGCCCCTGAGAATTAAGACCGAACTCATGGGTATAGACCGGGCGACCAAGAGTTTTTTCGACCGCCTCATGGAATACCGAAAATGGCATACAGAGTTTTTCTTCGCACATTTGAAACTCGGCAATCTCCCGATGCGTCATGCCTTCCCAAAACTTTGATTCCGCAAGAGCGATTGCGTTTTCCTTTGTCATAAAATCTCCTTTGCGCGTTGTCCGCGCTTTTGCCGTAGGCGAAACGCGGCAGAGCGTCCGCCTAATATTTGTTTAATACAGTGATAGCACGTAGTCTATCAAGTATTCCTCATTAGAGTAGTCAAACTCGACCGCCTTCCCATTCTCATCAACGCACATAATACTAGAGAACTCGACTTCATCTCCCTCGGGAGGGTCTCCGGGGTCTCCGTTCTTTGCGTACATGCTGCCCGGATAACCTCGGTTAATTGTGCCTGTTGCTTGGACGTAGACAAATCCCTGTTCGTCATCGTCATATTCCCATTCAACATCAAAAGCCTCTTTCATTCTTTCCTCCTTTGCAAATTATCCTAACATTGAGTTGACCTGCAAGCGTTAGCTTGTCAGGTCGAACTCGTTGTTATACGTCTTTTGTCTTATCTCTTGCGGCTCAAATAAAACCGCTTGAGCCGCGTGATCCTTGTACCGCTTGCAAGCGGCTTCGTAATAGTCGGCGTCTAATTCCATCCAAGTTAGATCATAGCCGAGGTCGTGACAGGCGATACAGATTGAACCGCTCCCTCCGTGGGTGTCCAGAATCTTGTCGCCGGGTTTTGCGTAGCGGGATAGGAGCCATTTGTAGAGGGCTACGGGTTTTTGTGTTGGGTGTATGCGTGTTTCTTTGTTTTTCATGTTTTGCTGTCTCATTCCGTGCCAAAGCCATTTTATTTTTCTAACACCAGTTTTAAAACTTGTCCAAGCTAATTCACAGTCTGCGTGTATG